GTGGTTCGTGAAGGATTGAGAAATGAGTTTACACGACAAGCCAGCCTACAACCATGAAGCCATCCGAAGAGCGTTGGTTGCTCACTGCCTTCCGGTAGACACTCCTTCGTAGACGGCAGATGCTTTCCGGCTGGGCTGGACCGCAGCTTTAGATGCTGTTCGCGGTCTAGACAGGGTTCCCGCTGTCGGCTCCCTTGATGACGGAGTTCCGAACATCACCAATCCAACTAAACGGGGATTTTCTCCAAAATGATCGAAGAACAGATCGAACTCGAGGTTGTCGCCAAGGCCGAGATGGCTGGATACGAGGTCCGAAAGGTCCAGTGGATCGGACGGCGCGGGGCTATGGATCGCGTGTTCTTCGGCCATGGCAAGTGCATCTGGATCGAGTTCAAGGCCCCCGGCAAGGAGCCCAAGGGGCAGCAGGCGCGCGAGGTCAAGCGGTTGAAGAAGAAGTATTCGGACATCCATGTCTGCGACAACGTGGCCGACGCCCTCCGAATCCTGGGGATCGCAGCATGAGCAAGATGGACACGCGGCTCTACCTGCAAGCTGGCGCTGAAGAGGTCCTGAACGGCTTCCCTGTGACGCTGACGGAGAAGGACTTCGAGGAATACCAGTGGTGGATGTCCGACCTCCTTCAGAAGAACGAAATCGTTTTGCTCGGGGCCTTCATGGGTTCTGGCAAGACGGCGACCGCACTTCATGCCTTCTGGAAGCTCTGGTCCACCGGAAAGGCTCGAAAGGCCCTGGTGATCGCTCCCAAGAACGTCGCGGCGGACACTTGGCCTGACGAGATCATGTGCTGGGACTTCGCCCGAGAGCTTCACTATGCCTGCGTCGTGGGTGACGAGGAAACCCGTCTGGCCGCGCTTCAGGAAGAGGCAGATGTCGTCATCATCAATCGGGAGAACCTTCGCTGGCTCTACGAACAGAAGGGTATCCGCTGGTTCCGCCAGTTCGACGTGATGATCTATGACGAGGCATCGCGGCTGAAGGCTGGCAACAAGCGCACGACGCCGAACGTCCGCAAGGATGGGTCTGTCAGCCAGCGGCGGTTGTCCGAGTTCGGCTACGTCGGGAAGATCAGGCTCCAGTTCAAGTGGGTCTGGGAACTCGCGGGCACCCCGAATCCGAACGGCATCATCGACCTCTGGGGTCCGCTCTACATCCTCGACAAAGGCCAGCGGCTCGGGACCAGCAGGACGAAGTTCCTGGAACGCTGGTTCCGCTACAACGCCTATTCCAAGACCCACGAGCCCTTCGATCACTCCGAGGCCGAGGTCATGGGGCGGCTGAAGGACGTGTTCTTCTGCCTGAAGGAAGAGGACTATCTGAAGCTGCCGCCGCTCCAGGTGGTGGATCGCTGGGTCAATCTGACGCCTCGGCACATGCAGATGTATCGGGAGTTCGAGCGCACCCTGGCGCTGGAAGAATACGACGTGGAGGCCCCGACGAACGCGGTGCTCTGCAACAAGCTCCTGCAATTCGCGAACGGCTCGATCTACGCGCCCGAGGACGAAGAGGACGGCGAGTGGAACCCGAACCGGAAGCCGGTGGCGAAACACATCCACAACCGCAAGCTGGACGAACTGGAGTCGATTTTCTCCGAGGCAGCGGGGCGTCCGGTCCTGATCGCCTACAGCTTCAAGTTCGACATCCACGCGATCAAGAAGCGGTTCCCCTGGGTCCGCGCATACGGCGAGACGCCGAACGATCTGCGCGACTGGAACACCGGAAAGCTGAAGGCGATGATCCTTCATCCGGCCTCGGCAGGTCACGGTCTGAACTTCCAACACGGGGGCAACATCGCCGTCTGGTATGGACTCAACTGGTCGCTTGAACTATACCAGCAGTTTAATAAGCGTCTTCATCGGAGGGGGCAGAAGGGATCGTTCGTCAGGCTCTATCGCATCCTTGCGCGTGGCACCAATGACGCCAGAGTGGCGGAAAACCTCGCGCAGAAAGCGATCACCCAAGACAGGATCACCGACACCGTTCGCGTCCGCATGGAAGACATTCGGAGGATGGCGGCGTGACGGCCTATGACGATGACATCGAAGCGATCCTGGGCGGCGCGGCCAAGCCGAAGCCCCACGGTGGCCTTCAGCCTGCCCCGTCTCGCGCTCAGAAACGGGCGGCCCTGGCGATCAAGCAACAGGCGGACCTGAAGGCGTCGACCTCCAGGGACGGGAACCTGAGTTCCGTCAGCATCAAGAACGGGGTCACGGTCAACTGGCTCGCGGCGGTCTTCGGCAAGACGACCGAATGGGTGCGGAACAAGCTGGTCGACTGCCCCCCCATGTCCCAGCACGGCAAGAGCTTCCGCTATGACATCAAGGTCGCGGCGCAGTATCTGGTCACGCCCAAAATGGACATCGGCACATATCTGCGGGACCTGAAGGCCACCGATCTCCCGGCATCGCTTCAGAAGGAAATCTGGGATGCCCGCCTGAAGCGCCAGAAGTGGGAGGCCCTGGCTGGCGATCTTTGGCATACACAGGACGTGATGGCCGTGCTGTCGTCCACCTTCGCCATCATCAAGTCGACGGTCCAGCTTTGGCCCGACACGGTGGAGCGGCAGGAAGGGTTGACCGACGCCCAGCGAGACCTCTTGGTCCGCCTCGGGGACACCCTCCAGGACGAGATTTACCAGGGGTTGGTCGATGCCGCGCGCGAGCGCAGCACCAAGCCTTCGCTCTTCGATGTGGACGAGGACGAGACCTCGACCGAAATCGTTTTGGGCGACGATGACGATCTGGAGGATGTCTTGTAATGCCGAAATACGAATTGATTCAAGCCGACTGCCTCGAAGCGATGAAAGAGATCACGCCAGGTTCTGTTGATCTTGTTCTTACTGACCCGCCTTACGGAACGACTCAGTGCAAGTGGGACGCTGTGATTCCATTCGAGCCGATGTGGGAACAGGTTCGACGAGCTTTGAAGCCGAACGGCGCAGCAGTATTCACCGCAAGTCAACCGTTTACTTCTGCACTTGTTATGTCGAATCCGAAGGCTTTTAAGTGTTCTTGGGTTTGGGAAAAATCAAAGTGTGGCTCCCCCGGAATAGCGGCTATTATGCCTATGCGGTTCCACGAAGATGTTCTTGTATTCTCCGCTAATTCAAGAGAGAAAACTTCGTATTTCCCTCAAATGGAGAAAGGTGGGACTCCTTACAAAAGATTTCATAAGGCTTCAAAGACTCACGAAAAAAACGAACACGGGACTGGATTTTCAGGAGGGGCCTATTCTGAGAGTAAGGGGGAGAGATACCCCCGGTCAGTTCAATTTTTCGCACAGAATTGGAGGCGGCAAGATCAAGTGCATCCAACTCAGAAGCCCGTCGCACTCATGGAATACCTGATCCGAACTTACACGCGCTTCGGCGAAACGGTTTTGGACTTCACGATGGGTTCTGGAACCACTGGAGTCGCGGCCATGAACACCGGGCGCAATTTCATTGGCATCGAGCGCGAACCGAAATACTTCGAGATCGCCAAGAAACGGATCGAGGACGCCGCTAGAGAAGCCGAAGAGTGGGAGGATGTCCTGTGAGCTTTCCCTTCGGTTCCCTCGAAGACATCGTGGTCGCGGCAGCGGAAGCCGTTCGGCCACCGGAGCGGCTGACCGTATCCCAGGCTGCGGAGAAATACCGCAAGCTGAACAACAAGGGAGCTTACGTCGGTCCCTGGAAGAATAGCATGGTCCCGTATCTGATCGAGCCCATGAACGTCCTGACCAGTATGCGCTATACCGCGATGGTCTTCGTCGGCCCGTCTCAGTGCGGCAAGACTGAAATCTACCTGAACTGGCACACCTACACCGTGGTCTGTGACCCCACCGACATGATGCTCGTCGAGGCCAGCCAAAGCCGCGCGGCTGACTTCTCGAAGCGCCGGATCGACCGACTTCATCGGGACACCAGCGAGGTCAAGGATCGCCTGATCCGAGGCCGGAACTATGACAACACCTTCGACAAGCGGTATCGCAGCGGCGCGATGGTCACGCTCTCCTGGCCCACGGTCAACGAACTCTCGGGCAAGCCGATCCCCCGACTCTTCCTGACAGACTATGACCGGATGGATCAGAACGTCGAAGGCGAAGGCTCGCCCTTCCTTCTGGCCCAGGCGCGCTCGACCTCGTTCCGCCGCTACGGCATGACGGTGGCAGAGTCTTCGCCGTCGTTCCCCATCAAGGACCCCCGCTGGACTCCGGCCACCCCGCACGAGGCCCCGCCGACTGACGGC